CCTCATCAAAGTGTTCGTAGACCCACGCACCTACAGCCATCCACTCATTCTCTTTTACTGAGATGGTGACTGATGGTTTGTGTTCACACCAGTGACGCTGGTAAGTCAGCCACAGTTCTAGCTGTTCGATGGCTGTCATACCTGTACGTGTCACTGCGTTCTTAGGTGACTTCATAGGAAAGCTAAACACTGTCGTTGAGTCGGGCTTCATTACGTCAGGTTCAGCAGGTATGTCCTGTGAAATCAAGAACTGTGTCAATGGGTCTTTGTTATCTCCACGGACAGTGCGAATGTAGTATGGGTTGTGTCTAGCATGAATGCCACTAGCACTATCTACAAGCTGTGATACCGTACCACTAGGCTTGACACAGGTGATAGCAGCAGACTGCTCAATGCCAAGTTCAAATGCCATAGCTGCATTAGCTTCAATAGCAGTAACACGTAGCATCTCAAGTGTGTCAGCTACTTCCTTACCATTATGCAGTGCAGCACAATCCATGATGCCTGTCAGAGATACGCCAAGCAAGCGTTCCTGCTCTGTATTCTGCTGCCAAATCTTACGTAGGTAACGAAAGTTTGTCAGTGTAGACTGGAATGTACCTAGAATAGTGGCAAGGCGTACCTTCTCTTTCAGAGACACGAGTGTGTCGGTTTCACGTGCAACAACCTCTGACAGATTACAGAACTGGTATGGACGTAGGATAATCTCAGAGCAAGGATTGCAACCAAAGTCTTGGTCAGCATCACGCCTACCATTCTTAGCTGCTTGCTTCCTAGCTGATTCACGATTAAAGATACCACGCTCACCTGACTTACTGTCGTACAGAGACAACCATTCACGCATGAATGTACCCATCTCAGGCTTCTGCTTGTATGCTACAGAGTTATTAGCCAGCGCACGTTGACCTTCATTCTCCCACCACTGACCTGACTTGGCATGAGCCATCTGGTCATCGTTAAGATTAGACAATGAAATCAATGCGCTACGGCGTACACCACCAACCACAACAACTTCACCAATCTTACACATGATGTCGTGACACTCAATCGGATAGAGTCTGCGACCTGCTGCACCCTTGAACTTCTGTATGACAAACTCAAACAGTTCAACCAAAGGTTGTGGACCTGACGCACGACCACCAAATGTCTTGAGCCTTGCACCTGCAGGACGTACCTCTGATACATCAAACTTAGGAACCTGCCCGGTGTACAGCATGGCAATCAGTTCCTTCAGTGATTTTGCCCAACCGGGTCTGCTATCACCTACCTTGATTACTGTGTCTGTCTCGTGGAACTCTTCATTCACAATAGGCAGCTTCTCAATGTTATGACGCTCTACACTGAAGCCTACACCTGTGCCACACATGAGGATGTACATAGTCTCATCAAACGCACGTGGGCTATCCACTGGTACGTATGAACAGTTATATCCGCCTACGTGACAACGGTCTAGTGCTGGGCCAGCAGTCATCAATGCCCTCATGCTAGGCATGATTGATTGATTGAGTACAGCTTCTTCTAGTTCTGCCCTCAGTGTATCTGGTAGCTTGTAACCGCAATAGCTATCCAAGTGATTAGCCATATAATCAAAATATCGTGTAACTGTTTCACCCCATGTTTCCCTTCGTTGTTCATCTTCCTTCCATCTTGCATAGCGTGACAGTGCTATGAAGTTCTGATAGTCTGTTGGTAGTGTATTGCTTATCATCTCTTTACTCCGTAATCGTTCTAATGTTTCTAATGTTAGCACCTTCAATATCATAAAAGTATTCTTGGATGCTTTCCTCTAATTCCTCGCCCACCTGCCCATCAGCAGGGACGGGGTACTCTTCATCGTCAATGTCAATGGTAATAAACATCTTAACTCGCATCTGCCATTACCTCTTCAATCAACCTATCCAGATACCATCTGGCTTTTTGCAAATCTTCAATGGGTTTATCCTTGTAGTCAAAACGCCATAGATATTTCATAATGTTACCCTGCAGGTAGTACTTGTACCCATCACCTGTAGCTGCAGAGATAGCGTCAATGCATTCAATGCCTGTCTGATTGTAGTGCGGTGGACTGTTGACCATATCAACATTGCCCCATGCTTCTTTACCTGCTTTTTCTGCTTCTTCCATCTTCTTCATAAATGAATCATGTCTCATGCTGACCCCTTTGTTCTACTGTTAAAGTTAAGGTGTATCACGTTACCATCGTAAGTCTTTTCCACACCCATCTCTTCCTCTAGTTCTACATCAATATCCATCTCGTTGTCAATAACTTTCGTGACATATTCGTGAACAATATTGCGTAGTTCCTCTACCTCTTCCATGACAGGTACTGCAGCACACATCATCTTAGCAAAATGCATTATCTGATAATAGTCATCATCATCCAGAGGATTGTCAGGCATAGCCATTATAGATATATCAACTTCGCCCGACCACTTACCATCGTTATCAGCGAATGGTCTGACACGTATAAGTAAATCTTCATTTTGTATTTCTTTAGATAGTTTAGTCATCATGTCCATGCTCTATCTCCTTTTCACTTTTGTGCCGCCAAACTTAATGAACTTTGGATGCTTGTTCTTGCCCTTCTCCTTCAACCAATCTTCAGGAATAATCCTGTCATAGTATCTAAAGCCGTACTTGATACACCATTCACCGTAGGTAGACTTAGCACCCTTACGTAGTTTGCGTCTGCTGCTTTCAAATACAAAGCGTATATCCAACTTGGGATGCTGCTTTTTAATAGCCAGATGCTTGCGTCTATCTGCTGCGGTGAACATACCTTTTGTTTCAATTATGATGCCGTTGGACAGCACGAAGTCTGGTGTGTAGGTTCTGTATGCAAGGTCTTCCCACTCAATCTTAACTTGTTCATACAAGAACTCTACGTTAAGTTCTGTGAGATAGTCCGATACCTTGAGTTCCAGACCGCTACGATAGCCATACTTTCGTGCTGCTCTAAATTGTTTTGCGTTAGGCAATGACTTCACCTATGTAACTTACTGTAGGTGGGTTCTTTGCCTGTGACTTTACAGATGGACGCTCAGTAAGACTATCCCAACAATCGTGACGGTAGTTACAAAATCTGCATCCGTTATTAAGGACTTTATTACCTGTGGGCTTGCCACGAAAAGTCTCAGGCACTGGTTCAAAACATCTTTCAAACTTGTTCTCCTTTACTTTATCTACGGTATCTTTAATCTTGGACACTTCAGTATCCACATCAAGCCCTGTAGCTGGTACATACTTAAACTGACCATTGGCTTTGTTCACTACCCACCAGCCACCTGCCTTTTTGTCTGCGGCTTTAGCATAACCAGCTAACTGAGCCACATACCCGAAGCCATCACCGCTGGCAAGAGTGTCATAGGATTCAAACTTGTTTCTATATGACCAGTCTGAAGCTGATTTAATATCATCAACTGCACCATCAATGATGAGGTCATAAGAACCAGAAACGCTATCGTCACCAAGGTCAAGAGAAACTTTATCCGTGTCTTCATACTTAACTCCTGCTTCTTTAAGGATGCCTTTGAACACTGCTTCAACAATGTCACCAATCATCATGTTCATTACGAATGTTGTCGGAAAGGGTAACGCTACCTCTGGCTTGTTCTTGTCATACCAGAGTTGGCAAGTTGGCCTACCTACGTTTGACATACGTAGACCGAACTTGTCACGCTTGTTACCCCCACCGAACTGACGTGCTGCAGCAGCCATCACATCATAGCCAATCTGTTTGATTGTCCGTTGTGACATACTTGATTTGCCTGTTACAGCGTTCTCAAGATACTGATGCAGTGCCAGTTCAGCAGGATGGTTCATTATGCTACCTCATCTTCTATTTCGATGTCCACAATGTCGTCCAACACTTCGGCATCACCATCTTCCAGCTTTGAGTTTACTTTTTCTGCCCACGAATTGAGAACATAACTATTGTAGTTATCAATCCATGACATGAAATCAGCAAACAAAACGTGGTCATCATTTGTAACCTCTATTGTTTTAGTTACATCAAGAGATACAACAGGAATGAAAAAGCTATTACCATTAGGCATCTTACGCTCATTGGTATTGGCAGTAAACAAATGCATAGGTGGAAGTCTTCCCATCTTAGCAAACTTTACAAATACATCACCAACTAGCTTAAAGGCGTCACGGTTGTCAATCTCCCAGATAAATGGGGTAGATTCCAACTCTACTGGCTCACCTTTTTCATTTACGGGATTGACCAGTTCAACTGTACCAAAGACAGCGCGAACACGTTTAATCTGCTTGATTAACTCCTGCGTTTTTTCTGGTAACGCTTTGAAGTCTTGGATATAACCTGCAGGTTTACCACAGTTAAATCCACCGTCATTATCTTTCAAGTCAGATTCCATTTTTGCGTCTTCTGTCATAAGAGACTTGATAAAACGATTAGGGGAATTAGCACCACCCATCACAAACCGCTTATACATAAAACGCTGAACAAAAGCACGGATGCTCACAGAAGAGGCGTAGTATGTGGGGCCATCTGGAATTTCCAGCTTATATGCACCACCTTCGATTACTTCCATGTTTACATTTTTTCCATTTACTTCTGCTGTACCCATTACTGGTGAATGGTTAATGCGTAGACGTGCAAGCGAACTGCTTTTAGATTTGCTTCCACCTTCCTTTGCAATACCCATTGCTTTCGCCATAGCTGCGAAATTATTTTGGTCTATTGTTGTAAGTTCTGTCATGTATGTTACTCCTTTCGTTAGAGTGAATGAGGCATAGTTATATCACGCTACGTCCTTCGTGTCAAGCCAATTCGGTCCAATTTTTGCTTCTAAAAGTAGCGGCACATTGAAATCAACACCCCAACGTGCGGCTATGAGTTGTGGTAGTACATTATTAGTTTCGTCTATCACACTGATTACCTGTTCTTCTTCTTCAGGGTGAACATCAATAACTATGCTATCATGTACTGTGTTCACTATACAAGATTTTTTATCCTTTAGCAATTCATCTATGTGTAGTAAGGCTATTGGCACAATGTCTGCTGTAGCAAACGATTGCACAGGGTAGTTCTTAATCTGTGTAAAGTGACTTACACGCCCACTAGCTTTACGCACCACATCAGGAAACGCGAACTCTCTGCCGCTAGGCGTAGTAATCTTTTGTGTCTCTATAGCTTCTTTAGCCAATCGGGAATGCCATTCCGCGACTCCCCTGTACTTGTCTGTGAAGTGGGTGTAGTATTCTGCTTCCGCTTTTGTTCTGCCAAAGCCCGTTGCTCCATAGAGTGGCGCGAATGTGTGCGCTTTCGCATCCTGTCTACTCGTAGGCTGACCAGCATCACTAATAACTTTAGCGGTGTATGAGTGTACATCAAATCCAGTAGATACTTCTTCAATAGCAACCTCATCTTGTGATAGGTAGGCTGCAGCACGGAACTCCAATTGTGCGAAGTCAGCTTCCATAACCTTGCCACCAGCAAATCGTGACACAAATACTTTCTTTACAGGAAACGTGCCGCCACGTGGCATGTTCTGCATATTCGGGTCAGCACCAGACAAACGACCAGTCGCAGTACGGTGTTGAAGAAGACGCACATGAAGGAACCCGTCCTGCTTGGTGTGTGTCTTGATGCCTTCCACGAATGATGACAGATACGTATCTACAGCACTTAGCCTACGTACTTTGTGTAAGAAGTCTGCCGCATCTGGCATACCCTTACTACGTGCAGCACCTTCTAGTATCTCTAGATTTACTTTGCTCGTAGTAAAGCCATTAGCACTTGCCCACTTTGGTGATGGTGGCTTGAACTTGAAGCCAGCAAGTGTATCTGTTGGTTTAAACAAGAACCCTTCGGTATTACAAGTCTGGCATCGACTTGGCTTGGCAAAAGGCTCACCATTCTTCTTTGTCTTACGTATGTAACCAGAGCCACCACAATCTGTGCATTGTTCAGCAACAGTGCGGTACATGCGTTTAGTGCGGGTCAGTATCAACTGATTGAACTCTGTCTCCGGCATGTAAGGGTCAATAAGTTCTGACCAATCGTTCTTATCAATAACCTTGCGTCCATATACAACCCAAGACAATTGCTCTGGGCTGTTTAGATTTATAGGGGTATCACCCATAACCTTGCGCACATGAGACTGCAAGTCTTCTTCAAGCTGTAGCTTCTCAGCTTCAAACTCCTCACGCACATCGTCAAGCACAGACAAGTCAACCTTGAACCCACGCTGGTATATACGTGCTAAACATACAGCCACCTGATTAGTCAAGGTAACTGTATCCATAAGACGTGCATCAGGCACAGTGTTCAAGCGATACATCAGCTTATCAGCAAGCTGTTGCGTAGCGTGAAGATCAGCCGACAGATACTCAGACAATTCATCGTGCGGTATGTCACGTGTGCTGTACCCTTTCTTAAAATATTCTTTTAAGGTATCTTGTTTCTTGGTATCTAATTCATAGCGTTCTGCACAAGCCTCAAGAGACAACGGCTCTTTGATACCACGTTGCAATACATACTCAGCAAGCATCGTATCAAACACAGGGCCATCGTACTTGAAGCCAGACTCCCACAGCCACATCAAGTCGTATGGAGCATTGTGCGCGATGATGATAGTAGCTTTGTCTAGCCACTCTTGCACCACGGTATGTCCAAAGTCATCGGCATCAACTTCATTATGGTCAAATGTAATTATATGTTCAACACCTTGATCGTTAAGCATACCCACCATAGTCAATGAGTTCTCTGCCTCAAAAGGGTCAAGGTGCAACTTACCGTCACGCCGTGTCGTTGTGTTTTCTACATCAAGTGTTAGCTTCATACTGTATACCTCGCTGTCTGATATTCAAGTTCGCAGTGTACCACACCATGCCAGCCTGTCAACTTGTTTTTTACAACATTTAGATGACGCTGCGTGTCTTCTTCGTCCTGTCCCTCAATGACAGGATTCTTGGCAATCAATACCATCAGGTCAGCTTCAGCCGCTTTACCTGTGCGTGAGCCTTCCATCATAGACTGATTAAGCAGCACCTTACCTTCAGCATCAGCGGATAGCTGAGACATATAGAAGATAGCACACTCATGTTGCTTGGCAATCATACGTGCATGTACAGCATTAGCTTTGAGTGCTTCGTCTGTACGAGCAAAGCCACCTGTCTTGGCAAACTTGTCACCCATGTCAAGCAGTACAATGTCTGGCTTGTATGACTTACAGATAGACTCTACCCAATTCATGTCACGACCTGTAGCATCCTTAATCTTGATACGTTCTTTAACAGGTGCGTACAACTCACGTGCTTTAGCTGGACTGTCTTTCACCTCACGCATAGTCATGCCTGTGGCGGCAGTCAGATACCTAGCACCCACACGATGGTAGCCTTCTTCGTTACACAAGATAATGCAGTTGGCACCTTGATGCGCAAAGCCGCCCGGCGCGGCAATCAAACTGGCGTGAAAAGATGTCTTACCTGTGTTGGGTCTAGCACCAATCTCAATCAAGTGACCAGAGTTAACTCCCTCTACCTTACGTGTCAGACTGGCAATGTTGAATGTCCAACGAGCCTCAAGGTCATTACGAGCAAGCAGGGTTTCAATCTCAATGTCATCCCACTCCACATTCAGGTTGGGGGTGAAGTCATCACCATACTGCTCTAGCAACAAACGCAGCGGCTCAAGGCTAGACTTGTCACCATTGACATAATCAAAACCAAGATTGGCAATGTCCTCACCCACAACTTGCTGGAACAACTTGGACAACACTTCCTGTGCTACATCACTGCCCATAGGTGTCTCACCTTTAATCTTGTGGAACAAGGCAGAGTAGGCTTGCTTCTGTGCCGTAGTCAGTGTTGGATTGTTTGACATAAACAATGCCTCAATCTCATCTGGCGTTACAGTACGCTCATAGCGATCCATTGCAGTGTCAATGGCTTGCTTAATCTTACGCACATCTTTGCTGAACAATCTGTCAGGGCAACGTGCGCCACGGTGGTCATCATAGAATGACCTATCCATCAAACTTCTAATCAGTGATAATTCCATATAGCTTCTCCATATCTTCAGGGTTACGATATTTCAAATCGTCATTCAAACGTAGTACACGAACATCGTTCACGTGACCACGTAGTTCTTTTGCCATTACCATAGTCTTCGGCAATGCGTCGGGGTCTAATGCTATTACTGCTGTTGAGAACTGCGCGAGATACCCTTTATGCGATTCCTGTAGAGATGTACCAAGAAGCGCAACCCCGACAAAGGATTTAATGCCACCAACCACGGCTGCACTCACACAGTCCTCAACAACAACTGCGACTTTACCACAACCATACGAGTATGGCAAGCCACTTTTTCCATATTTCTTCCACTTGGGTAAACGCTTGCCGATAGCACGTCCAGTGCCATCAACAATCTTACCTTCGTGCATGACAGGGAAAACAATCCTGTCATCCTTTACATCATATAGCACACCTAACTCATCAGGGTCAAGCCTATATCTGTAGCAAAATGCCAACACAGTACGCTTGTTTCTGTGTGGTATAATATACTGAGGCAATGCAAAAGCCTCATCAGCAAACTCTTCCGCGCCGCTAAAGCCAGCACGTATATCATCTACAGATAGGTGTACACGTGTACCGCCTTTTGAATTACAAGATGCTTTATAGCAATTCCATACAAGTGACCCCATGTTGTTGGTCACTGTGAATGTCTTGTACCCACCACACTCAGGACAATCCATCCTCTTTGTAGTTCCATTAGGTATATCCATATCACTTATAGTGTTATATATATTATTCATGTAATATCACTTTCCTTTGCGGCACTTGCTATGCTTTTACCATGTATTTTTCGTGCTGTCAATGCACTATTTGCACTTGTAAAAGTATTTTTCATGTATGGTTTGACTGATTGTGGGTTAGCATGTCCTGTAACCGACATAATTTGTGCCATACCGACACCAGCTTCTACCATTTCTGTTGTGCCTGTTCTACGTAAATCAGATAGGCGTAGTTCTTTTGGTAATCCCGCCTCATCCATCACCTGCCGCGCATACTTTGGTAGCTTCTGCAGAGTGTATGGCTTGTACTCACCACTAATAGGATTAGGACGTGGTACAACGTAGGGTTGAAAACCAAAGTCTTGCTCTTGTTGTATGAGCATGTCGAGCAAGTCTTCTTCGATAGGCAAGTGTACTTCTGCCTTACGCTTAGACTGTTCAATAAATACCCTAGCGTTATCAAAATCAATGGCATCCCATGTTAACAAACGCATGTCACCTAAACGCTGACACCATTCGTATGCCATGTGTGCAATCAATCCTATGTTGCGTGTCCTAAAATCGCCGTAGGCGGTGTCTAAGAATACTCGCATATGTTCCTTAGTCCAGACAGTCTTACGCCTCTCTGTGGCTCTCCTACGCACCATAGAAAAGGGGTTTACCTTTACATGCTCCATGCGCAGTGCGTAGTTAAACAAGATGCGTGACGCAGACATGATGTGATTAGCAAATGAAATGCCACGGTCACACCATATGTCATACGCCAACTTAGCACGTTTGCTGGACACATCACGATAATTCATGTGTGCTATCAGCTTATCGTCTATGTCTGTGTCCAACATGACACCAAGAAAGTATTGATACTGTTTCTTAGTATCGTCACGTAAGTTCTTGAAATCAATAGAAGAATAGTATTTCTGTGCTAACTCATTTACTGTTGTCATCTGGTAATCCTCGTCTGTCTTTACTACCTATTTCGTATAAATCAGAGGCCAGCTTCAGTAGCTTATCCATCCACATCACATCACCTCTCAGGTCTATGTCAAACAACCCATAGTATCCACCAGCAATCATGCCAGCTACCGCACCTGTTGTGTCACTGTCGTGACCACGGTTGACAGCCTTGATGATACAGTCATTGAAGTTATCTGTAGTTTGAAACGCCCACATTGCGGCTTGGTATGTCTCCACAACGTAACCGCCAGACATTACGTCATTCCTGTCAATGTCAAGAGGATGACGATACTTAACATACTTTTGCAAAGGCTCACCACAATACAATTCTTCAGCCAACATACAACTATACTGCACACACTCTTCACTGCCGTGAGTAAGAAGTGTTTGTTGTGTAGCAAGTTGGATGACGTGTTCACGTGACTTAGCACATAACACAATTGGTGCAAGTCTCATAAGCGCACCATTACCCGAAGATTTTGGGTCAGTACTCCCAGCGTACACTGTACCTGCATTAGAATACTTTTGTAAAGCCTTTACAGTTGTAGTACCTATGTCAAAGCACTGACCTCTTGGTATAAACTCACCATCAAGATACCACTTGAGGAAGTTATCCATAATGGCCTGTCCATTGAAACCTTTGCGGTCACGAATGGCGCAACCCATTGCATAGGCCATAGCTGTATCGTCAGTCCACTCACCTTTGGACACATTCCAAATACCACCGGAGTGGTACTTGGTAATGTAGTTGTCGGGGTCACGAGCCTCTTGGAACTCTAGTGGTGCGCCTAGTGCGTCACCAACTGCAAGCCCAACTAACATGCCCCATGCGTTTTCAACTCTGCCCCGCATTAGGCAGCAATCCGTTGGAACTCAGGTGAACTGATCCACTTGGACACCTCTTGCTCACGTGACCACATAGACTGTGCCTCTGTGTCGTTGCCAGTGTTGCGAAGAGTGAACCCATTACGCTCATCAGCGTAGCTGGCGTAGTTTGTGAAGGCAGAGTACAATGCCCACACATTACGTCCACGTCTGCTAACCTCTTGATTGTAAAGAGTAAACATCTTCTCAGACTTACGCTCTGACCTGACTACCGTATCCAACAAAGCCTTTACATCCACAGTCATCAGGCTCTTTGTAGCCCAGCGTTGGAACATGTTAGCTTGTGCATCAAAGTCTTTGACCGACTTTTTTAACTCGCTGATGAACACATCAAGGCTAAAGTTTGCAGTGTTCTTACGCTTGATTTTGTCGTACTCACCAGTAATCATTCCATTGGTGCAAAAGAAATCAATCGCACCAAAGAACACCATGTTACTGCATGAGCCATCAACACCATGCAAAGCAATCAATCTAGGTGCAATGGTGGTACTGTGTTTGTCACTCTCAATCTTACGCAAAACATTAGGCATTGTCATGTCCATCATAGCCCACGCATTGTTACGAGCAGTGCGGTACTTGATGTTCATGCTGTCACAAAACTCCTCTCCAAGATGCTCAGAGATTGTGTTGTGTGTTTCTGTAAAGAAGTCACCGTGGCTGGCACAGGTGAACGTATCACCTACGATGCCAAGGTATTCACCAGTGTTACCATTGATGACATACTTCTTCTTGTGGTATTTAGTTGGTTCAAACTCTACAGGAAAGTTCAAGTTCTCAGGAAGCAGATCGTCTGCTGTCAAATTAATTGTATCTAGTGGCATGGTCATTCTCCTTTCATACCGTTAACTGATGTTTTGTTGTACCATTTATAATTACAAATGTCAACCATGTTCAGTAACATCCAAGTTAAATTGGAATCGTAGTTTATCTTTTGCATCGGACAGTTCTTGCAGGTCATACGCAGACACAGCCCGGATGCCACCTAAGTCTGGGTACAGTGCAACGTCTAGTACACTGTCGAGCAAATTGTATACCGATATAACAGCCGTACGTTGTTCAATGAACAGCTTACCTATACGGTCACGGCGTTGGATGCGTTCCTTCTCACGCACCTTTGCCCAATACGCAATGCGTTCATCTGTCGTCATGTTCTCTAGTTTCTTAGCCATCTTGTAACTCCTTCTGGAACTCAGTCCATGCTGCGGTAAATACCTCATTGAAACTGTGGTAGTTGGCATCCTCAAAGGCAGCAGACGCTACCTCAAAGATGTCTTGTCCACTCCACTTGACTGCTTGGGATAACTGTATCCCTTTGATTTCATTACTATTCATTGTCAATCTCCTTCATCCATTGTGGCATATTACGTCCATTGTTATACCTAGCGAAACTACTCTTGTCAACCCTGTAAAACGCACGATAGGCAATGATAGGCCAATCCTCATCTGTCTTGCAGTCATCATGCCCACTGAAACATTGCGGATGCGGTGTCATAAAGTTAGATACGTCAGGTATATATTTTTCTGCCTCAACCAGTGCATCAAAGTGACGCATAGACTTGTGACCATAGTTCACACTGCCATCACTTCTAGCCACATAACGATACATATACTCATCATTCATAGCCTTCATAAGACGTACAGCAAACCTGTAGTTGATGCGTGTTTCCCTAGCCCATATAGTGCATGGGTGATTGGTGTAGGCTATCTTGTATAAGCCAGCTTCCTCTGCAAACTCAGGCGCATGGATACGAACAGCAGTATTTAGCATCTGCGCTTCTTCCAATACCATCTTGCATATGTGCTGGTCACATAGTTGCTGGGCAATAGCCTCTGGTGTTTTGTCAATGATAAATCTATTCATGTCATTATCCTTCCTATGATACCTGCTACTGCATGATAAGCCATCCATCCTAAAAAGGCAAAGATACAGGCAAACAAAAACATTTCAATGCCATCATGCGTGAGGTAATAATATTTCACTTTGTGCCAGTATTTATTCATGCTCACCTCCATAATTGTAATCAGCATCAAGCTGATGCCATGCCTGTTCATAAGCATAATCCCAATTATTATGATAGCCTGTAGCTATGTCATCATCAGCAATACACTTTGCCCAATGGTCAAGGCTAGGCTCATGGTCTAGTGGTAGTTCCTCTTCAATCATGCTCACCCCCATTGCCTCTGCCAAGCCCACCAAAATACTGTGGCTTACGCTTGGCTGTTTCAAATACACCTGCCGTGATAAACACACCTGCTATCAACAAGGCGTGTGCTACTGCACTAATACCAAACACAGTGATAGACCCGACAGACATACCGAATATGATACACCACATCCATGCTAGTATCTGCATGACCAGATGCCGTGTGTTTGTGTCAGGTATGTGTGACAGTGGGTTGTGTTTACTGTCCATGATTAGGTTGTATAGTTTAAGCATCGTAGTTATCTCCTTGGTCACGTTCATGTAAGTCGTCTACATCTACACCTTCGCAGATGTATGAGTAGTCATAGTTGGATAAGCTGAACAGCTTGATGCTACCATCTCCATTACGAATGTAATCGTCCGCATCGTCATCCCATACTGATACTGGCATATCCCATACCAGTACGGTATATGATTTATCTGGGTCAAACATCGTCAATCTCCATCCTTAAACAGTTTATACATTATATAACATATTCCAACTACAGATACAACCAGATAGCCGCCAATGAACACACTGTCCCACGGCATCTGATTGTATACGCATAGTGCAGTCACACACTTAGTCATAGAATACATCGTGTCTATCGTAGCGGTCAAACCGCCTACCCAAGTGTTTTTCCAACGCTTCTTCCGCAGGTTCACTGCGGTCAAACCACCTGTCAATCATGGTGAACTTCATGCGTCTTTCGACATCACGGTTACGTTCCCACTCAGGCATACGTTTAGTCCTTTTCGCTCTCACTCTCTTGGTGTTTATTTTCATTCGCTTTTTCCTTTTTTCTGTTGTACTTCTTTTTGTTAGGTAATACCTGTGACCTACGCCGTGACAGTGCCATAGCTTTAGCCACAGGATTTATTATATTACTTCTGTGTATCATGTCAACACCTATTCTCTGTACTGATAACGATAAGGTGAGCAGTTTTCACAGGTCATACTCAGGACAAGCCGGAGGCAGTTTTACAACACTTGCCTAGGTTGGACGACCAGATGTTATTCAGACTGGTAGCAACTACCGTGTCGTTTGCCAGTCTTTCGCCCGGCGCAACTACACAGCGATAGTCTATTTCTTGTGAGGGCTAGACCAAACCCACTGGCACTTTAAGTTTATAGTCGCTTGCCAGCTTAACCGTGTTTATACTCACCCGACTATTTGGCAGAGGCGCAAGGAATTGAACCCTGTCCTAGTGGGTTGGAACCACTTGTGCTACCGTAACACTTCGCCTCTAATAAATCAATAAATATATGTAGGCAGTTTATCACACAATACCTAGGTGGAATTGGGCAGTTTAACCACATGCCTAGGTGGTAGGCTACTCCTTATGTTGCATAGCATAATTGCTATGGACTAGGTATATGGGCAAGGCTTACTACATCCCACACCACACGCCCCTAGTCATGGCGTGGTGTTCTTATGCAAACAAGTGTTTCATTTCATCATATAATACATTGAACGCATTGGCTTCATACTGCCAAAACTCAAAGAACTCATCATCATCTACAAAGAAATGATGTCCAGAGCAATGCAATTCCCACTTGGATTTGACATTTTCCATTGCATCAATAATGGTGACACCATTCTCACCTTGTGAACTCATAACGTGTTCAGCCGTTTCAAAAGACATATTCATTTTATACATATCAGGTATAGCAAACATATCATTACCCCTCATCAGCCATTGTTAATATAAAACCAGACAGACCACACGCCGACAGAAACAGGCATGTACCCGCTGGAAACATGTGTCCTAAGTGTAGCATGACGAATGACATGCAGAAAAATAGTACACAAAACCCTACACCGATAGCCATTAGAATTAGTTTATTGAACATGTTATCACCTCTTATCCTACTACAAATCCACTTGTGTCATGTACTGCTTTACCCTTGGCATACAGCGCAGACACTACACCTTGCGGCTCAAGAAACCGCAAATCACTGTCGTCACCATCGACTACATCCATGCCCAAGAATGTCTTGGGTATCTGGGTGCGATAGCGAAACACTACAGCCAAACGCATACCCATTGCACGAGCAGTGTCAACATGACGCTGATACTTTTCTACACCACTGTAGCTGAATGTCAAGTCATAGATTGACGTATCAGGCACAAGGCGGTTGGGTATCTTGGTGTAATCATAGAACTGCACGTCATGCCACAGGTTGTAGTATACCATGTCTTCCCACAGCTTGAGTTCCCACCGAATATCGGTAGTGCCATTGAGACGCACCGCACACTTGTAACCATGCTTGCGGCAATACTTTGCGTGTGCCTCTATCTCAGCCATAAGCATAGACCTAAACTCATCCCAATACTGCAGCATGAATAGTGTCTTGCGTAGCCTAGACATTTGTACGCTAGACATAGCACCCCTGCCAGCAGTGTTGAGGCAAGCGTCAATACATGCGGCTTCTACAGCCATAGCACATAGATTGACACCACTAGATGACGCAGGTGACAGATACAGCACGGCTGTACGCACACCATACTTTTGCCCCTTGACAGTCTTGGGATTGTCAATATTGAGTAACTTGGTAGGAAACTCGCTAAACCACTTGGTAAACTTAGGGCTTGCGTGTATCTGCTCAACAATATCAGCAGGTACTTTAGATAGATCATAAATGATTGTCATGTGACACCTCACTTGTTGATTGTTGTTAGTGTATTTATGGGGTGCAATGCAACACTTGTCAAGCATTACATTGCCACCACCTCATGCACGTTTCTTGTGAGCCGCGCCACCTGTTGGCTTGCAAGCAAGTTCTGCAATAGCAGAAACATTGAACTCGCCCAGATCAACATTGTGGTTTTTACGGTCAAGTGTTTTATCAACAGCAGTCAAGACCATTTCAAATGTAGCCTTGGAATTAGACACAATACGAGTGCCAAACTCAGCTTTGATTTTTCGTGCGCCAACACGACTAGCTTTGTAAGCCGCAGTTTTAGACAGCTTGAGGCCAGTCTTTTTGTTGAATTTACGGGCAACACGAGCAAACTTGCGTTGATTGTCCTCATTCAAATTCTGGCCTGTAAGACCAGTTGATTGACGCCAGTAAGAAACATTGATTGATTGAATAGACATATTATCACCTCATGTGGTTGGTTATACATTATGGGTATACATTACACCCCATAAGCACACTATGTCAACAACAATTATGGGGTGACAATAAATATCTGGCAATGCCTAGCATACCGTCACCCCATTGTTTGTTTCACTCTCAATTTTCACCCGCCTTGCTATCGGCAGTTTTTCACACGCAATACATCAGCGGCATATCCAAGGATAGCTAGGGCATCAGTTTTTTGTGTAGTTACTTGTTGAGCCTGTATATAGATTGAACCGCCAGCACTGTAGCAGCCAGACTAGACAACATACAAAACTAGTCTGTTTACATTACGCCCAACCCGCATTGACCACCCCAGAGATTTACACTAAGCCTTGACTTGTCGCACACTTGTTCCCTTGGTAGCAAGTGCCGCCTCAAGCTAGTTGCCTAGCCTTGATAGACTCTGGTAGCCTACGCCCTATCCGCGATAGCGGGTGTTCGTTTCTTTATAGTGCCAGTCTATGTGTTCGTGACACTTTAGTCTTGCCCACTTTATAGTCGCATCAATTCGGCTTCGCGACTTGGTATTTCTAGAGACTAATCGAAACCGTTTAACTTGTCAACAATCTTTTTTCAGTCTCAATTCGGCTCACCCTCGCTAGGTACGTTGCCACCGTTGCTTTACCTTGTAGCTACCCCTAGGGCTTGTCGCTAGTATCGCTGGCTTGTTTGCCGATGTTTAAGAGACTAAACGAAACTGTTTTGCTAGTCAACAATTTTTTTCAGTCTATCTTGGCTTGGCTGTTTGCCTCGCTTCGATTTTTAGAGACTAATCTTTTCGACCGAATAAGTAAACAATTTTCTTTTGTAATGTTTTCAATAGGTTAAGAATTAAGTGATTGATTTTGTTGATAAATAAAAATGCATTTTGTTTGAATTATTTTTGGTTATGTAATGATATCAATAGTTTAGCATAGTTTTCATTTTGTATTATATAAGTATAGGCTGTTTTTGTTGGGGTGGGGTATATGCACCGCCTCTTGCATCCGGTGTATGTTTTTGAAAACACTAGCTTTTTCTTTATGTGTTGGGGTTAACTGATACACTAACAGTTATCTTTTTAATGTTTTCAATTACTTAGCGGCATATTGATTGCTATCATTGGCTGAAAGCAGCAGAAAATATATAGTTTTTTAGCGGCAATAGACAAAATACTGTCATATCAAGGGGTTACGGGCAGGAGCCACCCCCCGTCCGGGTGTACGTATATACACATAAATACACAGATTAGGAAAATTGAGTGTTAACCACAAGGGTAACTGACATTTACACATGCACAAGTATTGTGCAACTGCCTAAAAAATAGGCAACTGTAAGGGGGTGTATGGACCATATAAATGTTTTTTGCAAAAAAGATGTTGACAGGGGTTGACAGAGTTTGGTATAATGTGTATAACTACACTACACTATAAGTGATACACTAAAGTGTTTATAAACTAAGATTATTAATACACCTAAATGTTACACCTAAGTGTACACTAATACAATCCTTAAATATTCTTTGTTAATATCACCTAAGTGTACACCTAAGTGTACAGCATACTGTAGTTATTCGTGCCTATACAAAGAAAGTTCTTGACAATGGCAAAGAAATCTGTAAAACTATACACAGATAATGTTCTTGAAGCATTCTACGATGCTATTCGTAACAATTCATTAGACCGACTGCATATACCTCATAGCGATGTATTCTATGTGCGTAGTGCAGTTGAAGCCCACTATGGGCGTTCATTTACTTTGAAGCACGTAGAAGATGCTATGCGAGCAGAGGGATGGACAGAGAAAGATGAATAATGGTTTCACTCTTCCTATACCTATCCGTAATCATAACTCCTGATGGTGAAGTAAAAGCCTACAGTGACGTTGTACAGGAATGCCCTAGCACAGAGTATGTTATGCAGTATCATCAGTCCATGGTAGATGCTGGCGATATAATTGACTGGCGAGCAAGGTGTACTAAGGTTGACTTAGATATGGCTATGCCACAAAAGGGATTAAGTACGTAATGGCTATTGATTATCGTGGCACAAAGTTTCCCGGCTATAACAAGCCGATTAAATCAAACCGTGAAGGCAAGAAGATGATGGTGCTTGCCAAAGACGGTGACAGAGTAAAGCTAATTCATTTTGGTGCTACAGGCTATGGTCACAACTATAGTGCTGCAGCACGTAAGTCGTTTCGTGCTAGACACAAGTGTGATACTGCCAACGACAAACTAACAGCCCGTTACTGGGCATGTCGTCATCTGTGGAAAGGTTCAGGTGGCAGTACTAAATCATCACCAAAGTCTAGAAAAGGAAAATACTAATGGGACTGTTTGAATCAAAACTTGACAAGATGACTTCTGCTCAACTGCAAGCCTATGCTATCAAGTATGGGCAGGAAAACAATATGAGCGATGCTGCTGTACAAAAAATGTTTGGTGCTAAGATTAAGCAGAAGCAAGCTGAAGAAACTCAGGGCAAAAATACAATGTCTAAAGGTGGCAAGGCTACCAAGAAAGTACCTGTCATCTCTATTGGTGTAGGCATGGCTGAAATGCCTAAAGGCAAAGCTAAGATGATGCGTGGCGGTATGTCAGGTGGCAAGGA